CGGCACCGCATTCAAAAAAGTTTACTTCTGCCCATTGCGTAATCGCCCAGTTTCTGAGACTGTGGATGCTGATGACTTGATTGTTAATAATTCTGCTACGGATTTACGCAATGCAAAACGTATTACGCATCGCACTTTCATGCGGCCTTCGACTGTGCGCCGTTTACAAATTCTCGGCGTTTATAAAGACATTAATTTGCCAACCCCTTTACCTGCTAAACTTGATAGTTTGCAGCGTGAAAAGAAAACTCAGCAAGGCATTGAAGATAACATTCTAAAGCCAGAAGATCGTGATCGTGAGATTTACGAGATTTATTGTGAATTAGATATTCGCGGTTTTGAACATACCTACAAGGGTAAAGAGACTGGTTTAGAAGTTCCATATCGCGTCACAATCGACGTATCGTCAAAACAAATTCTTTCAGTGGTTCGAAATTACGATGAAGATACAAAAGACCTACCAGAAGCACGGCAATGTTTCGCGAAGTATACGTTTGTTCCTGGCATGGGTTTTTACGATATTGGTTTGCTACACATACTCGGTAATACAACAAATGCAGTGACCGCTGCATGGCGCGAATTGCTCGATGCTGGTATGTACAGCAACTTCCCAGGCTTCTTGTTTGCTGACGTTGGTATGCGTCAGAATACAAACATCTTCCGTGTGCCTCCTGGCGGTGGTGCACCTGTGAAAACGGGTGGTATGCCTATCAACCAAGCCATTATGCCGCTGCCGTACAAAGAACCATCAGCTGCCCTGATGAATCTTGTTCAGAACATTGTTGAAACGGGCCAACGCTTGGGTGGGACATCGGAACAAGCTGTCGGTGAGGGTGTAACTGAAACACCAGTCGGCACAACTCTGGCTTCTATCGAACAAGCCACCAAGATTATGAACAGCGTCCACAAACGTATGCACGCTGCTCAAGCCGAAGAGTTTAGATTACTTGTTCAGTGTTTTAAAGAACACCCAGAAAGCTTCTGGCAACGTAATCGTAAGCCAGCATATCAATGGGATGAGGATACATTCCTTCAAGCATTGGAAGATTGCGAATTAACACCGCAAGCCGATCCAAACACAGCTTCGCAAACACAACGCTTGATGAAGGTTGCGGCATTGAAGCAGCTTCAGGCTGGTAATCCATCAATGTATGACCCAATTGCGATTGATATTGCGGCGATGCAAGCCATTGGTTGGGGTAATCCTCAGCAGTTTATGGCACCTCCATCCGCACAACAACAGCCTCCTCCAGAATTGCAACAAATCCAAGCCAAAATTGCAAACGAGAAGAAAATTGCCGACGCTAAAGCTATGCTTGATCAGGCAAAAGCTATGGAGTTACATGCTAAGATGCAACAACCACAGCCTGGCCAACAAGGCGGTCAAATGGACCCGCAAATGATGGCTAACATGATTAAGCTTAAAGAAATTGACATGGAACGCCAGCAAATGTTGCTTGAAGCGACAAACCGCAAGCGTGATCGTGAAAGTGATGAGCGTTTAGCGGCTGTTAAGTTTGCAGAAGATATGGCAAAAGACCCACAAGGCTTGGCTATTGCGCGCAGTATCCTTGAACCAGGATTGCTCCAGCGCTTAGAGGGAAATGAAAACCCAATAACACCTGGTTCGGCGCAACCGATAGAGTAGGAATAGGCAGATGGTTGAAACAGCTGATCAACGTCGTCAAAGAATTCTAGGTTTAAGGCAATCATTAGAAACATTTGATAATACAAGTGGTCAAAATGATATGCTGAATAAAGCTATGATAATTGCCTTGCAAAAAAGTGGAGATGTGCCAGTTGTGCCACAACCACAATTTAGGCAAGAAGACTTTCAAAGACTACAACAATTAAGAAATCCACAGCAGGGTCACGTCACTACGCAAGCGGAAATTGATGAGGAAAAAAACTTAATAAACCTTCTTAATACTTCACAACCACCCGTCAGCGATGCAACTGGTTGGTATAATCGTTTATCATCAACAAATCCTCAGCTAAATTATTCAACAGTATCACAAATTACTGACCCAACATTACGTAATCAACAAATGTCAATGTTGCCAGAATATGGTCTTTCGGATGAAGAATTAAGATCACAATATGATTTATCTCCAAGTAATTTAGCTGTAAATATAGCGCGGCAAGCAGCAGCCAATCAAGCGCTTTCTCGTAATGCCGTTGATGAACAGCAAATGACAGGCTATCGTGCTGGAACACCATTTATGTATCCAACAGATCCTAATGCTAAATCAACAGGATATGGATATAATTTGGAAAATACTGATGATTCCGATCAATTTAAACCAGTTGCGGCATCAAACTATTCACCAGTTAATATACAAAATGCCAAAACACAGGCATTGCAGGTTTTAAATTCGCCTCGTCAGGCACTTGCATCGACAACTACACCAACCGCAAAACAAGATATTTGGGCAAATCGCAATAATGTTCCAACGCCTCCAACTAGGCCAACTTCTGGTCCAGCGGCTGCTTCCCAACCTGGATTTTTCTCTCGTTTATTTAGCGGTGATAATTACCAATCCAACAACCAATTGGTTGCGCCGAAAGGTTCAAAAGATCCTACGGAAATTAATTGGGGCAACAATGATAGCAATGCTGACTTTTTCCGTGCTAGCCAAGCTTTGCAAAAGATGGACCCTAATTACGTCGCTAACAACGCAGATGACACGTTTGATAATGGCCATAAACGTGGTGGTGCGGTTAAAGAAAAGAAACATGACCCTCTTCACCATGCCCTTAGCTTGATTAGTCATCTTTTGGGCCATAAACACCAATGAGTGATAAAGCCATCAGAAACGCAATTATGACCGCAAGGAAGTTTGCGCGTCGAAAATTTGCGGATGGCGGCCAACCTGTAAAAATTGATCCTGTGACTGGGTTGCCTATACCCCAAGATGGTGGCGGTGGAGCGGATGGTTCTTCCGCATCGCCCGCTCCTTCAACATCTGATAATTCAGCGTCACCAACTGGTTTTGGCCCAATAGACAATGCTATTGCCAACCCAGGCCAGACGGCAACTAATATCGGCGCTGGGATTGCTCTTGGTGCGCTTGGCCCTATTGGAATGGGAATAAGTGCCGCAAATACAGTATCTGGTTTATTAGGTGGACCTACAATTGGATCTACATTAGTTGGACCATCGGAACCTAGCACCCCAACAAATGTTGGAACTGTAGCTAGTTATTCAAATGCACCGACTTCTACAACTACAAGTTCTACCCCATCATCCTCAACTTCACATGCTGGAATGTCAGATCAATTAGGTGCTGATATACAAGATACTAACGCAGCATCAGCCGCACTTATGGGTGATATTCAAGCTGGATTGAATAGTAGCACAACTAATTCGTCCTCCACACCAACATCAAGTGTTTCTTCACCATCCACCTCAAGTACCCCTATGGGACTTGATCAAGCATCTAATCTTATTGGTACATCATTTATATCCGACATGCCTGGTATTGGCCCCGCTCAAACTGGTGTTTTTGGTCTTTCTGGGCCAGTTGGCTCAGATGTTGTATCAATAAATACCGATCAAGCTGCTCAACAGGGTCATTTTGGTGTTGAGGGTATTATTGGTTCCAATGGTCTGCCAACTGGATCTGCTCAACAAGCAGCACTAGAATCAACCTTTGGTCCTGATTCGGCTGAACAAAGCGCATTAGACGCCGTTCAAGCTGGCATAGATAGTGCAACACTATCAAACGGCATGGATGCATCTAATTTTGATCCTGGGCTGTTAGATGGCGTTGATCTTGGTTCTCTTGATGCCCAGTCATCTGCCGATGCCACAAGTGCCGACACTTCATCTTCTGATTCATCTTCTTCAGATTCTTCTGGAGGAGATAGCGGAGGAGGCGATGGTGGTGGTGACAGCGGTGGTGGAGACGGAGGCGGTGACGGCGGCGGCGGTGGTGACGGCGGTGGCGGAGGAGACTCACACGGCGGTTTTGTCGTAGGAAACAAAAAGAAACAAACAAAATCAATTAATTACGGTATAAGATTAAAATCCGATAAAGAAAAAGATAAGCGCAAAGCGATGCATATTGCTAAAGAATATGCACGTAGATAGGAAAATTACCCCTATTAAAGGAATTTATTCTCGTATATTATGCACATCACGAGGACGCTCGTTATTTCTTAGCTAAGGAACAAACCATGAACGACATGGCAAAAGCTGCCCGTAAGGCGCTTAAATCAAAGGCCCAGAAGATGGCCGCTGGCGACCCACACCAGAAGGTTGATGCCTCTGGTTGGACACCCCCTGAAATGGAAAATGCTGACAAACAGACTGGTCCACGCCCTGTATCACGTCGCGCTTTCAAAAAAGGCGGCAAGGTGATGGGTGAAGCGACTAAGCAACATGCTGGTCGTAAGCCACGCAAGTCTGGCGGCGAAGTTGAAAAATGGGTAAATGCCAAGGTAAACCGTAATGTAAAAGATGCCAATGCTGCGAAGTTTGGTTCTTATCATGTTGGTGGTTATACCAGAGGTGGCGCAGCGCAAGGCGAAGATGATCGCACTGGATCTGGTGCTGTTACTGATAGTAAAGGTAACAACTACGAGCCAGAATATGAAAATGGCCCACCCACAACCCGCAAGTCTGGCGGTCGCACCAAAAAAGCTATGGGTGGCCCGCAGGCAGCAGCAATGCAGCAGATGGCACAAGCAGCCCAAACAGCTGGTGTTAATCCATCACGCATGAACTTCCAACGTGTAGGCGCTGGTTCTTTATCGCCCATGCGTGCTACTGGAATGGGTCTTCCTACGGCAGCAAAAAGAGGCGGCAAAATCGCCCATCCAGATGAAGCAGCTGATAAACAACTTGTTCGCAAGATGGTTAAGCCTTCTGCTCTTACAGGCAAGAAGCAGGGCGGTCGTTTGCATCGGGCTGATGGCGGTTATGATGAAATGCAAAACCGCGCTATGATGGAGGCGGCACAATCTTCAAAAAACCAAGGCCCACAAGGCCCACAAGGCCCCCAAGGCCCCCAAGGCCCTCAAAACCAAGGTTCACAAGGATTAAATCCTCGAAACTATGGTGAGTGGGATGAAAACGACCAAATGAATTTAAAACGTGGTGGTCGCACTCATGGCAAATGGATTCAAGGTGCTATTAAACATCCTGGCGCTTTGCATAAGTCACTTCACGTTCCTGCTGGCGAAAAGATTCCAGCTAAGAAGCTTGAAAAAGCATCTCACAGCGAGAATCCTAAATTAGCTAAACGCGCTAACTTGGCAAAAACTTTAAAGCGTATGCACCACAAGAATGGTGGGGCAGCTAATGAAATTGATGGCAGCAACTATACTGGCGGTACACGCCCAACTGGTGGCCGTTTGGCTCGCAAAGAAGGTGGTCGTGCTGGTAAGGGTAAAACAAACGTAAACATCATCATCTCTGCTGGTCAGAAGCCACAGGATGGCCAAAATCCAATGGGTGCAATGCCTCCTAAGCCTCCTATGGGTGGCCCAGGTGCCGTGCCTGTTCCAATGCCTCCACAGGGTATGCCAATGGCTGGTGGCGCTATGCCGATGCCAATGCCTATGCCTATGCCGATGCAAGCACCTCCAGCAGGTGGCGCAATGCCTCGCAAATCGGGTGGCCGTACTTATCCAAAGATGAAGTTCGGTGCTGGTTCGGGTGAGGGTCGTTTAGAGAAAGAAAAAGCTTACGGACTTAAGCCTCCGAAAGCAATTAAGGGTTAATCACTCTTCGGTAGAGTGGTTAAAGGGGCGGGGTATTAACCCCTCTTTAATATCCCGTCCCACCAAATAATAGAGGGAACTGCTGAGGGGAGCGGTTAATGTTGCCAAGACACGAATATTATATTGTTGAACTAAAGAAGATGATTGAGAGAGAGATAGAACAACGCAAAGAAAACCTTGTTACAGGTCATAGCGTTTTCGATTTTCCAACTTATCAATTCAATGCAGGTTTCATTCTCGGTCTTCGGGATGCACTAGAATTGTGCGACGAAGCTGAGAAGGAAGTTAACCAAAAACTTGGTTAAAAACAGAGGGGAAAAGTATGCCTTTTATGACTATGGAACACGAGGATGATCCTCGTAAGAAGTTGTTAGAAGAACTTGGCGATATTTCAAATGTTGAAATATTCCAAAACCAACTTTTGGTGGCGGTTTATATCCGTCCTCAAAAAACAAAAAGCGGTCTTTATTTAACTGACAAAACAACAGATGAAGACCGTTATCAGGCCAAAGTTGGCTTGCTCGTTAAAAAAGGACCAAGCGCTTGCGTTGATACGGATGGCGAATGGTTCAATGGTATCAATTACGAATTAGGCGATTGGCTTGTTCACCGTCCCTCAGATGGCTGGAGTATTACAGTAAATGGCGTTCTATGCCGTATGCTGGACGATATTACTGTTAAGGGTCGTGTTGATCACCCAGATCGCGTTTGGTGAGGTATAAAATGTCAGAAAAAGATGATGACTTTGAAGTCAAGGTACTAGAAGACGAAACCCCTGTGGTAGAACCAGAGGTTGTTGTCCAAGAAGAACCTAAAAGCAAAAAGAAAGAAGAAATTGAACCAAATGATGGTATAGAGGAACTTTCTAGGCGTTTAGAAGCAGAAAAACAGGCTCGCTTAGAGGCTGAACGACGTGCAAGAGAAGCCGCTGAATTGGCTGTTCGTGCAAAGAATGAAGCAGAAGATACAAACCTTCACTTTGTTACCAACGTCATTGAGACAGTTAAACGTGAAAATGAAATTCTAAAGGCTAATTATCGTGATGCCATGACAGTTGGTGATTACGATAAGGCTGCGGAAATTCAACTCAGCATGTCTGAGAATACTTCTCGCCTATTGCAGCTTGAAAATGGCAAAGCGGCTATGGAAAGCCGTCCCAAAGAAAAGCAGCCACAATATCAACCAGCAGATCCTGTCGATAACTTGATAAGTCAGGTTTCTCCAGCGTCTGCTTCCTGGTTGGATAAAAACCGCGATAATTTGCGCAATCAAAAAACAATTGATCGCATGTTCCGCGCACACGCTGATGCGGTTGATGATGGTATTATTCCAGATACTCGTGAGTATTTTGAATATATCGAAGGCCGACTTGGTTTTAATAACCGCGATGTAGACCGTTCCAATGAACCAGCTATGTCAGCAGCAGCAGCACCAACACAACGCCGCTCATCTCCAGCGGCTGCACCAGTTTCTCGCACAGGCGGTGGCCCAGGCAGCCGCCCCAATGTCGTCACATTGACGCAAGCGGAAGCAGAAGCGGCCCGTGCCAGCGGATTAACTGAAAAAGAGTATTATCTGAATAAGATTGCTCTGCAAAAAGCAGGAAGAATGTAATGTCAGAAACAGCACCTAAAAAACGTGGCCGTCCTTTCGGCACAAAAAAGAAAACAGTCGAAGCAGTACAGGCAGTTGAAACACCAGTTGTTAGCCGCCCTGCAATGCGTCCAGAGCCAGCTAAATCAGATGATCCACGCAGCCGTGCAGCCCAACGTGCCGCTGAATTACGTGGACACCTTGGCAATTTAGATGAAGGTCAGGATGAGTTTCATTTTGATCCGAACATGGTCCCAGATGGCTGGTCCTATGAGTGGAAGACGCAGAAGGTATTGGGGCAGGAAAACCCTGCTTATACTGTTGCGCTTCGCCGCACTGGATGGGAACCTGTACCCGCATCTCGCCACCCAGAAATGATGCCTCCTGGCGCAACTGGTCATATTGAGCGTAAGGGTATGGTTCTTATGGAACGTCCTAAAGAAATTACGGATGAAATGCGGGCTATTGATTACCGCAATGCCCGTAATCAGGTCCGTACCAAAGAAAGCCAGCTTGCTTCCGCTCCAGATGGACAATTTGGTCGCGATCACGCTTCGGTTCGCCCTAAAATTTCTCATGGGTACGAACCAATTCCTATTCCCTCCGACAAGTAATTGTGGTCTACTGAGAAGGGGGCAAATCAGCCCCCTTTTCTATCAGAGGGATTTATTATGGTTAATAGCTTGGCTACTGGCCTTGTTGCCGAATTTACAAAAAAATATGGTAATTTAGAAAATGCATCAATTCATATGGCGGATGAATTAATTGCCATGCTGCATATTATGGATGACTTAAACAAACTTCAGAAGTACACTGATAGGCAAGTTTCTTCGGGTTATGTGCGTCGTTCACCAAGTCACCCTGCGCGTAATCCAGAACCTCAAATGCCCGATCCAGTCAGCGACGATTGGATCGCTACAGGACGGGAGCCAGAAGATGTCCACGGAAGTTAATGACGATCTGGACGACGATTTTTTCTTCGAACCTGTAGAGGAACAGCGGCATCCGCGCTTTTATGATTCGGTTGCTGAACGGGTTTATGCCACATATTTATTATTATCTGGTATGAATAATGTCGAGAATCCCGAATTTCGAAAAGCGGTTCTTGACCTGGCTGGGGTAGTAATTCGGTCAATTCCTGCTAATGCCCCTGCAACTTTTACAAAAATTAAATAAATAGGCAAAAATTCCTATTTACATAATTGCTTAGTTATATTAGAACAAATGGTGAACACAGCTTGTCTGGTTCCCTTCCCTCGGCGTGGAAGGTCTTAACTCTTCCTTGGTTCTAAGTCGCCTCGGTGTGCGATGATGGACTTTCCTGTAATAAGGAGGCTCCGTTATGGCAAATACAAATGCGCCTTTCGGATTCCGTCAATACAGTGGCAACGGTTCTGCTCCAACATACGAGCAAGTTGCTGTAGTTATTGACTATAATGCTGGCGCGATTTATTTCGGCGATCCAGTAACACAACAATCAGACGGTTCCTACGCACAAGCAGCTTCAACAGGTGCAACACCTGCCGCTCTTGGTATTGGTGGCATTTTTGTTGGCTGTCAGTATCTTTCAGTTTCTCAGAAGCGTGTTGTTTGGTCAAACTATTGGCCTGGCAGCGACGTTGCTTCTGGCAACTATGTCACTGGTTATATCGTCAACGATCCAAATGCTCGCTTTATTGCTCAGACGGACAGCACAGGTCTTGCTTTCCCAACTGACATTAACGCAACCATCGGTTTCGCAATTGGCACAGGCAATACTGCAAACGGTATTTCTGGCGCTTATCTCGATACAACAACCCTCAACACAGCTACGTACAACGTGAACGCACCGTTCAAAGTTGTCGGCATTTATCAACCTTTCGTTGCTGGCTTCCCTGGCGCTTATGCCAATGGCCAAGCATATGATTGGGCGATTGTGGCGTTCAACAACGTTGCTACACGCAACTTCACTGGCGTCTAAGGAGTAAGGACCAATGGCTGTCAATCTCAGTTCCATTAAAGACCTTCTCCTCCCTGGACTTCGGGGCGTTGAAGGCAAGTACGAGATGATTCCATCTCAGTACGACAAAATCTTCACCAAGCACGATTCGAAAATGGCTCTCGAACGTACCGCTGAAATGCGTTACCTCGGCCTTGCTCAGTTAAAAACTGAAGGTGCACAGACATCTTTCGATAACGGCGCAGGTGAGCGTTATGTCTACAACCAAGAGCATACAGAAATTGCTCTCGGCTACGCGATTACACGTAAGGCAATCGACGACAACCTGTATAAGACACAGTTTGCTCCATCAAACCTTGGCTTGATTGAGTCATTCCAGCAAACCAAGGAAATTTACGGCGCAAACATCCTGAACACCGCAACAACCTACAATTCTGCAATTGGTGGTGACGGCGTTGCTCTCTGCTCAACATCCCATCCTATCGACGGTGGTACTGTTGCCAACACTCCTTCAACTCAGGTTGATCTGAACGAAGCTACATTGCTTAACGCAATGATTGCAGTTCGTACAAACTTCAAAGATCAAGCTGGTCTGAAAGTGTTTGCCCGTGCGCGTAAACTCATCGTTCCTCCTCAGTTGGAACCAGTTGCAATTCGTCTCGTAAAGACAGAATTGCGTCCAGGTACAGCTGACAACGATGTCAATGCTATTATGATGACCAGCGGTGGTCTTCCAGAATCATACATGGTGAACGACTTCTTGACTTCAGCCTATGCATGGT